AAAACAAGATTGCAGAAGTTACTTAATTTAGCAGATAAAAAGACACAAGATGTTAAAGATACATTAGCAGGGTTTGTTGTTACGCCTGAGCAAGCTGAGAGATACAGAATCAAATATCAAGAAGCTATAAAAGCTATTGAAAATGATGATTATAGTTTCTTTGAGGCTGAGGCGAAATTATTAGGAATAGAAGCTGAGGACTTAGCTAAACAAGTAAAAGAGGCGGGGGATAATTGGAACGCTGAGATAAACAAGCAAATATCTCTAATAGAAGCTTACAGGGTAAAAGCAAAAAGCATTATTTTAAATTTAGATAAGGTAGAACAATTTAAGGTTGTTGATAAGTATTTAGAAGAGGCAAAAAAAATAACAAGCATAACGGTAGATGGGTTAGAAGAGATATTTAATAATTTCGAGGGGGAATTAAATGAAGTATAGTGATGTAAATTTACAACCTTTAAAAGAGCATAAATTCAAAGTTACAGAACCTTTTAAATTCAAAGAAATAGAGATACCAAGAGGTTATAGAAGCGATGGAGCAAGCGTTCCAAGAGTCTTTTGGTGCTTGTTCCCTCCTAATCGCACTGATTATCTTCCGTGTGCGATAATTCATGATTACTTGTGCGATAAAGGGGAATATAAAAAGGCTGATAAGTATTTTAAAGAATGTTTAAAGGAATTAGGTGTAGATAAATTTAGTAGGGCTCTAATGTATTTAGCTGTTAGACTGTATCATAAAATTAAATATGGGGAATAAATAAAAAAGGGGAGAAAATGTTTGGGATTTTTAAGAGTATTTTTGGTGGAGGCGATGTTATTAAAAAAGGCGCTGAGTTGCTTGATAATGCTTTTTATACCGACCAAGAGAAAGCAAAAGACGAGCAAAAACTAATAGAACTTAAAGCAAAAGCAAAAGTAGATTTGCTTAACGCTTATCACCCTTTCAAAGTAACTCAAAGAATCCTTGCTATTGCTTTTAGTTTCACTTTTCTTTTTATAGTTATTAACGGGATATTAGGGGCTTTATATGGTATTGTGGATATGGATAGGGTAAAAGAAGCTTTAAAGTTTGCTGATAGTGTAAATTTGGGGGATATCGTGATGATGATAGTGGTATTTTATTTTGCCGGCGGGACTATTGAGTCTTTCAAAAAAGTAAAGAAAGAATAAATATGCCTTACAAAAACCTAAACGATATCCCTCTTTTTACTCAAATTATTGTATTTTTATCTGGCTTATGGGGGGCGATTATGAACTTTTTACATAGACTTGAGGTTATGAATGAGAATATCTCCTTGAGAAGAAAAATATTTTTTTTCGTGTTGGATCTACTAAGCAGTAGCGGAATATCAGTTATAGTTTTTTTAGGTGCTGTTGGATATGGTTTAAATGAAACTATTGCTGTTGCTTTAAGTGGGATTATGGCTCATCAAGGAACGAGAGCTTTCTTTTTAATAGAGCTATTTATTGCTGAAAAATTAAAAAGTAAAGAATTAGAAAAAGAAATTAAAAAACACTTAAAAACTTAACTTTTTGCTTCTTTTAGTGAAGTTTTCAATTTAGGTATCGACTTCGAGGAATGGCATAAAAGAGAAATAAAAGAAGAATTAATAAAAAACAAAAAAGACAGCATTTGCCTTGAATGGTGTGCTGTTGAATATAATGATTTCGGAGAGAGAATAGAACCTGAACTTAGAGCTACTATCATAGATGGTAACGTGGTATTGTATTTAATAGACCACGTTACCACTGAAGATGGAGAAGAATATACAACTGATATGTATTAAATTAATTTAGTAATTAGCTCTATATTATCCTCACATCTTCTTCCTACCTGATTACACCATCTGCTATTCCTCATTTCTTCAATCATTCTCCTCCAATTCTTCTCTTTTACTGCGCTAATCATCTTTTTAAAAGTTAGAAATCGGCTTTTGCCTAAATTGAAAACCATATCTATTAATACTAACTTAACTTCATCAGGTAAATCTTCAAAATCATCAAAAATTTCTTTTAACTCTTTAATGCTTCTTTTTATGTCATTTTCTAACAAATACTCTACCTCATCATCAGTCAGTCCATTATCCTGTATATTCCTCCCTACCCCTATTGTTATTTTTCCTTTAATCACATCGCCTGTTTTTAATTTCTTGCCTGTTGCATCATCGTAAGGTTTTTTTCTTTTCTCCTCGTGTTTTATTAAAAGTTTTTTTACTCTTTCTATCATATTAACTCCTTTTTTATTTAATTTTATCTAAAAGCAACTTAAATTACTAAATTTTCAAAAAAATATTATTTTTTATAAAAAACTACTTGACAAAATATAAATAATTGTTTATAATTATACCAGCAAAACAACTTAAAAAGGTTGTAAGATGATTGACAATTAAGCTCCTACCGAGCTATAGGAGTGGTAAGGTAGCCAGACGAGGCAGGGTTGAAGTCTGGTGAATACCCTTTTTAAAAGTGCTTTTAAAGTGCTTTTAAAAGGGGGTATCCCTTAAATAAAAGCAAAGGAGATAAAAATGAAAATGGTAGAGTTGAGATTTTTTAATGTGGATAATGAAAAAGTCAAGTTTCAAATGGATTTAGATACAGCGTATAAATTAGCATTAGAATTAAAATATAAATTTAAAGGTGTAATAATTGTAATTGACAAGTCAGATGAAGAGGTTGCAGATGTTGTTATGTGTTGGAGCGAAGATGACATAAATTGCTGGGATATTAAAGATTTTAAAAGAGGATTTGAAATTTCATATCAAGAAGAATATTTATAAAAGCAAAACGAAGGAGATAAGATGACAAATAAAGAATATCACGAAAACAAAAGTTTAGGGGCTTCTTTACTTAAAGAAGTCCTTTTGAATGCTAAAAAGTTTAAGCAATTATGGGACGGAGAGCTAAAAATTGAAAGCAAAAATCTTGATATAGGCAGTGCTTTACATAAGTTGGCATTAGAGCCTGAAAGTTTTGAAGAAGAGTTTGCAGTTGCACCCATTGTAAATAAAAGAACAAAAGCTGGAAAAGAGGCTTGGGAGAATTTTATTAAAGAGAATGATGGGAAAATTATATTAAGTGCAGAGGATATGAATTTAGTTGAAAATATGAAAGCTAAATTATTAAAACTTCCAAACTTTAAAAAATGGTTAGAGGTTGGAGTTGCTGAAAAATCTTTTTTCACGGAAATAGATGGAGTTGGTATGAAATGCCGTCCTGATTTATTAGTTAAAACAAAAAAAGGTTATGTGGTAATTGACCTTAAAACAATGTCAGGAGAGGCTACACCTGACAATTTTGCTAAAACTTCGGCAAATTATTTATATCATCTACAAGAGGCAGTATATCGCCGAGTTTTAGAGGATAATGGATTAAATATTATTGATTTTATTTTTGCAGGTGTATCTAAACTTGAATATAGCGAGGCTGGATATTTCAGGCACGATTATACGGCACTTGATTTAGGGAAAGACTTATTAGATAAAGCAATTTTCAAATTTAAGTGGTGTTTGGAACACGATGAGTGGAAAGAGGGTAGGTTTGATTTTGTTAATGGTGGATTTGAAAAAATTAGCACTATCGTGCTACCGAATTATGCTTGGTATCAATTTTGAATAAAGGAGGGTGTATGACAAATAAAGAAGCTTTAAGTGTAGCAGTAACTGCTTTAATGATACTTGCTACAAAAGAATGTAGTGACAAACTAACTCCTACTCTAAAAAAGAAATGTGAGGAGTTAAGAGAGAAATCTAAAAAAGCTGTTGAAATTGTAAAAGAACTATATGTAAAGGAGGAAAGTTAAATGGGTAAAAAAGCATTAAGTAGAAAAGAACAATTTAAAGCTCTTATTAATCATAAAGATGTAAAAGGTCGTCTTTTAGGATTAGTTGGTGGAGATGAAAAAAAGTTTGAAAAATTAGTTGCTACACTTGAAAATATAGCTTTTGACGGCTCTTTAAGTAAATGTGATATAAGAAGTGTTGTAAAAGCTGGTGTAATGTTAGCTGAAACGGGGTTACCTTTAAGTAAGCAATTGGGAGCAGTTTGGATAGTGCCGTTTAAAAATAGTGCAGAGGCTATTGTTGGGTATAAAGGGTGGAAGCTTTTATTAAGAGATGAGGGAGTTTTAGTAAAAACAAGAGTTATATTTGATTGTGATGAGTTTAGTTATGATATAGATGGATTTGATGAGATTGTTAAATTAAAGCCGTGTGATGATAGATTAGAGGGTAATGATAAATGGGTAAAAGAGCATTACAAAGGGGTATTAGTTAGTGTTAAGTTTGTGGAACTTGGAGAGGTAGAGCATTATTATATAAGTAGAAGTATTTTAGAAAAATTGATAAATTTAAGCAAATCAAAAAATAGTAAATACTCTCCATATAATAGTGGTTTTTTTTAT